ACGTGCGGGTGTGCAGACCCGAACATCATCCGGGCGAGCCGGAAGGTTCTGGACCTGGGCGTCATCCGGTGCGACGAGTGCGAGGAGCTGTTCATGGTCGCCTGAGAGGGCCGCCAGCGCCGCGCCCGGCCCGTCCCTCCCCGTAGGGGCGGGCCGGGCGCTCGCGTGGGCCTGGGCGAGCTCCTGGCGGGGCCAGGGGCACGGTTGCGCCGGGGCGTCCCCCTCCCCGGTACCGGGCGCCATGGAATCCCGGGGGATGTCGCTGAACGCTTGACACATGACAGGCATGGCTGTAATGTAAATGCGCGGCGGGAGAGGCCCGCCGTTAGGGGAGGTAGAGAGCATGATCGACCGCAACCGGTACGAGAGCCTGGCGGACGCGCTGGCCAGCGTGGACGACCTGGGGGAGGTCGGGCGCGCGCTGGTCCGGGAGGGCGCCATCCGCCAGGTGATGCGCGAGACTGGCGAGGACCGCAAGACCGTCACGGACATGATCGACGCGATGGATTCGATGGGCCAGGAGGCGGTCCTGGACCTCACCGAGGGCGAGCCCACCACGCTGGCGGACGCGCTCCAGCGGTACGTGGACACGCTCGAACAAGCCGCCAGCGAGGACAAGACCGTCAAGGCCGAGGACGTGTGCGGCGCGCTCCACTCGCTCCTGGCGTACCCGTGGCCCGGCGTGCCGGATGCCGAGGCCCTGACCCGGGAGATCCACGAGTCGTACATCCGGGCGGCTCCCAGGTTCGGCGTGGAGGTCACGGCCTGGGACGAGCTGGAGCCGTACCAGCGGGACCTCGCGCTGGCCGTGGTCAACGACCTGATGGCGCGCGGCGTGCTGAGCAAGCGGGGTGGCTCGGAGGAGGAGGCTGTCTGGCGCTCTCGGCTCGCTCAGGAGGTCTACCAGCACGCGGACCGTATCGAGCGCGAGCCGGAGACCCGATCGCTCGGCGTGGCCTTGGCGTCGGTCGTGCGCCACGTCGGGGACCAGATCGGGCGGATGCCGTGAGGCTGTGCCCGGAGTGCGGCGCGGTGGGCACGGTGGCGCTCCGGCCCGCGCTTGTGGCCAAGCCGCTGGGCTCGTTCTCGCTGGCTGGTGCCCAGATGAAGGTCTCGGCCTGGCGCGGCTGGGCACTGGAGTGCTCGGCGTGCCCGTTCCGGGTGCTGGGCCAGGTGGAGGGCCTGGAGGTGGACGGGACCACCGGTGCGATCACGGCCGGTACGTTCGTTGCCGATCCTCCGGGTTGACACCTTGCCGTTAGGACTGTAAGGTTTCCCGTTGACAGGAAGGAGGGCCGCCGATGCGAGCCCGTATCAAGGTCATGGACCTGACCCTGGGCCAGTGGGACTACCTCCAGGACACGCTCCCGGAGCGGTTCGAGATGCCGGACGAGGCGGTCCGTGTGTGCGTGGAGTTCGAGCTGGACAGCCAGCTCAGTCCCCGGCACGTGGAGATGCCGGTCCGCGCGTTCACGGCGCTGTTGACCCGGCTCCAGGAGGTCCAAGCCCGCGCCGAAGCGGCGCTGACCCCGGACGCGCTCCCGGCCAAGTGGTCCGCTCCGCTGAGCCAGCCCCGGACGTGCGACCACGGCGCGGCCGTGGTGGCTGAGACCCCGAGCGCGTTCGAGGGCGCGGAGCCGGTGCGCGAGTACGCGGACGGGTGCCAGTCGTTCGGGCCGTACCGGAGCCTTGACACGTGACTGTCAAGGTTGTGGGCCTGGACCTCTCGATCACGGCCACGGGCCTGGCGCACACGGTCTCCGGCGCGGCGTGCTGGCACTTGATCAAGCCCAAGCTGGCCAAGGACCGGCGACTGGGCGAGATCAAGGCCCAGGTCAGGGAGTACGCCACGGGCGCGGACTTCGTGCTGGTAGAGATGATTCCGCCGAACATGAAGGGGGCCGGGATCACGGGCATGGTCCAGGGCGTGGTCCGGGACGTGCTCCAGGAGACCGGCACGCCGTACGGGGACATCGGTCCGTCCAGCCTCAAGAAGTACGCCACGGGCCGGGGCGGAGCGAGCAAGACGGAGATGGCCCTGGCCGCGATGAAGCGGGCCGGGGTGGAGCTGGCGGAGGACAACCTGTGCGATGCCTGGTGGTTGTGGGTCATGGCCAATGACCACCTGGGCCAGCCGGTGTTCCCCCTCCCCAAGATCCAGAGAGACGAACTCGGGAAGATCGAGCTGAAGGGTTGACCGAACGATGACCGAGACCGCCGTGGCGAGCCAGGTAGAGCGCTACCTGGCTCGCTCCGGGGGCCGCCTGGCGTGCCCCCATCCCGTCCACCGGTTCGCCCAGGTCCCGGACAGCCCGGCGCGGATCATCCTCCCCGAGTGCGCCGGGCGCGAGCGCTGGCTGGCCGCCCGAGAGGGCGGCATCGGCGGGTCCGAGGTGGGCGCGCTGATCGGCGTGTCCGAGTACGAGACGCCGTTCTCCGTGTTCAACGCCAAGAAGACCGGCGGGAAAGACCTCTCCGGCGTGGCCGCCGTGAAGTGGGGCCACCGGTTCGAGGATGCGGTGGCCGAGGAGGTGGCCGAGACCATCGGGCTGGTGTCCCGGTTCGCCGGGGGGCTCTGGGCCAGGATCGACAACCCGGTTCTCCGGGTGACCCCGGACCGGTTCGCCACCAAGCCCCGGGCCTGGCGCGCGCTCGGCGTGATCGAGTGCAAGACCGCTGGAGACGATGACGAGTGGGAGTCCGGCTCGATCACGCCGGGCGGCAACGGGACCGGCCGCGCGCCGCTGTCCTACCAGGCTCAGATCCAGTGGCAAATGGGCATCCTGGGCCTGACCAAGGGCTGGCTGGGTTGCTACGTGTCGAACCAGGCCCGGGACTTCTACGTGGTGGAGATCGATTTCGACGCCGAGTGGTTCCGCGAGATGGCGGACGAGGCGGAGCGGTTCTGGGTCAAGAACATCCTGGCGGACGAGCCGCCGATGCACGACCTCCGCCACCCCAAGACCGAGGCGCTGCTGAAGCAACTCCACCCCGTGGTGGTCAAGCCCAGCGTGGACCTCCCCGAGGACGCGGCCGAGTGGCTGGAGGACTACGAACGGGCCAAGGCCGCCGCCGAACAGGCCAACCGGCGGCTGGACGAGATCAAGAACTTCTTTCGCATGTGGACCGGCGACGCTGGGGCGGGCTACCTCGGGGACCAGAAGGTGGTCAGCTACCCGGCTGTGAACACGTCGCGCATCAACGTGGAGCGGCTGAAGCGTGAGTTCCCCGAGGTGGCCGAGGCGGTCACCGAGCGGTCCACCCACCGGCGGCTGACCATCACGGTCCCCAAGACCATGAGGGCCAAGACCTGACACGCGAGCGTCAAGGTTGCAACCTTGCCGCAAAGGCTGTAATGTAATCGACGCGAGCTGGTCAGGACCCCCGGCCAGCGAGCACCGGGCCGTTTCGCGGCGGCCCACGGCGTTCGGTAGTCGCTGGTAGCGACGCCGGAGTTAGCCCGCCGGGAGACCGGGACGGACGGGCTCGACCATTCCGAGGGGGCCGGGTTCGCGGCCTGGCCCCCGGCGCTATAGCCCGTAGCTCAATTGGTGAGAGCGACCCGGGGTGCAAACTCGGGGAGGTGTCGGTTCGACTCCGGCCAGGCCAGCGAGCGGTCCGAGGTCCGCCCACGACCGGTCAGAACAACTCAAGGCGGACGCGCCAGACCTCCAGCGTTAAGGGGAGGTGACGGCCCGGATAGACGGGAACTGGTTCCCGGTGCCAGCGGGAGGACCGTTCTAGGGAGACTCACCCCCTGGTAACCGGGAGCCGGGACAAACCAGCTCACTAGCTAGCTAACTCACAGAAAGGTGGTCCTAATGGCCGCCAGCACCAAGAGCAAGAGCACCGGTCAGGACGAGGTGGACGAGCTGTTCGGAGCCCCGGCCCCGGACGCGGACGACTTCGCGGACGTGGACGACCTTCTCAACGAGGTGGAGGAGGACGATTCCGAGGGCTGGGTCCCGACCGAGAAGGGCGAGGGCATCGCGGGCATCGTCGTCAAGGTGGGCGAGACGCGGTCCGACTTCGCGGCGGACGGGGAGGACCCGATGGTCCCGACCGTGACCATCCAGACCCGTGACGGGGACAAGTTCCGCGTGATCGGGTACGGCGCGGTCCTGAAGCGGGAGCTGAAGGACGCGGACCCCAAGGTGGGTGACCGGATCGCGGTGAAGTACTTCGGCGAGAAGCCCATCAAAAAGGGCCGGTTCGCCGGGAAGCCGTACCGCCATTTCGGGGTCGTCGTCCGGCGCAAGGGCGCCTGAGTAGTTTCCCCGGGCCGGTCATACAAGCATCGTTGCCCAACGCCGAAGCACCGGCCCGGGGATTCCCCGTCTGTTGATACACCGGCATGAATCATTGAGTGGTCGACGCCCATAGCGTTTACATTCACGCCGGTCTATGAGCAGACGATATCGAAAGGAAGACCGAACATCATGACTTTCGACCTTCGTCAGCACATCCGGACCATCCTCGCTGAGACCAGTGAGGAGAACCTGGACACGCTGACCAGCCTGATCTTCGACCGCACGCCCAAGAGCGCCACACGGGAGGCGTACCGCCAGGCGTTGACCGAGGTGGTCCGCAAGGAACTGGCGACGGCGCCGCGCGCTCCCAAGCACGACTCAGACTCCCGGCTCGATCAACGAACGTCCGATACCCAGGGAACAATCATCGAGCCGGGTTCAAAGTCCGCCGGGGAGGGTCATCGTTCGCTCGATACCCAAGTTGCTCGCACCCTCCCCGGCGGTAACCTCCGCAACTCCCGGACCGCGCTGTTCCGCCGGAACCGGTGGCGGATCTCCGTATGGATCGGGGACAAGACGTACCGCAACATCCTTGACTGCACACGCGCCGACTTGGAGTTCGCGGCCGAGGAGTCGCACCGGCAGGCCGAGGCGAACGCGGCGCGCGAGCGCCAGTACCGGCGGCTGGCCAAGCTGATGGCGGATCGGGGCGTGGACACCGTGGCCGAGCTGACGGACGAGGAGATCCAGGAGGTGATGGGCAGTGAGTGACATGACCGAGGCCACGGCCGCGCTGTACCTCCTGGCCACCCAGCTTGACGGGATCGAGGATCTTCGCACAGCCACCGGCAACCGGCTCCGCCAGGCCACGCGCAGTACGGCCGACTCAGACGGGGAGGTTCGGGGGCTGGGCCTGTCGGAGTCGGACCCCGAGGTGGCCGCTGTGCTGTCCACCTCCAAGGCGCTGGAGGAGCTGGAGCATCAGGCCATCCTCAGTCTCCAGCGCGCGATGCGGAAGCATCCGCTCGGACCGTGGCAGAAGGGCCAGATCGGGATCGGGGAGAAGCAACTGGCCCGACTCCTGGCCGCGATCGGTGACCCGTACTGGAACACGCTTCACGACCGGCCGCGCACGGTGTCCGAACTCTGGGCGTATTGCGGCCTGCACACACTTCCCGTTGGCCAACCCAGCTCCGATGCCCAAGCGCTCGGCG